GGTGGAAGCGCAATAACATCATATACTATTACTTCATCTGATGGTGGAAACTTTACTGGAATTTCTGCTGGAGCAACTTCTTATGATCCCGCAGATAGCACACCAGATGCACCAAATCCAGGATCTCAGACATACACAATTGTTGCTATTAATGCTTTAGGAACTTCAGCATCAACAACAACATCTAGCGTTACTACTATTGCTCCGTTCTTCCCATTCTTCCCACCATTCTTCCCGTTCTTCCCTCCATTCTTCCCATTCTTCCCACCGTACTTCCCTTACTTCCCATTCTTTCCACCTTACTTCCCATTCTTCCCACCTTACTTCCCTTATTTCCCATTCTTCCCACCTTACTTCCCATTCTTCCCACCGTTCTTCCCACCGTACTTCCCTTATTTCGCAGCTCCATACTTCTCAGATCCAAGAAAGTAATGTGACCTCTCAAGTCCGAGAAAGTAATATGGAACAAGCAAGGAACCTCATCAAAGTTATAAATAACTTTATAACAAAAGATGAGGTTTCTCGCATTATATCTTTTATGGATAATAATTTAGAAAATTTTTTAATATATCAAGATGGAACCAGATATGTATGGAGGTTCGGAACAGACTATCTTTGGACAAAAGAAACAGAAAAAACCTTACATAATCTTGGTGAACTTGAATTATTTTTTAAAAATTTTGTTTTTCCACAAGTTGAATCTTATATAGATAAAATATATAATAACTCAAATATTGCGGCATCAACTATGTGGTTTTCAAAACACTATCCAGGATCAAAGGTACCATTACATGAAGATACAGATAATGGATATAATCCACAATTTGAGTATAGTGCTGTTTTATATTTGAACTCATTAAAAAATACTGGAACTTTACAGTTTCCTTTTATTAATTTTGAATATTCTCCTGTTGCTGGTGATTTGATTATATTTCCATCAAATCTTGGAAAACCTTTTGCACACAAAGTAGAAGAAATTAATGAAACTAGATACACAATACCAATGTGGATGGCTTCTAAAGAGTATTCTTTTTATCCTTCATAAAATTTATTAAAATCAAAATCAATGATAGACTCAAACTCTTTAAGCTTTTCTAAACTTGGTGCTCCCCAGTACCCTAGTACATTTCCAGTAAGGATATCCTTTATTCTCTTATATCCAGAAGAAGATCTAGATTTATAAAGTTCGGTTTCTTTTCCTGGTGTTTCTGCTGACATTAGTCTATCTTTGTAATATAGGTCTCCGTCAAATTTGTTTAAATGCCAAACTATTGGGTTTTTAATAGCAAACATTTTATAACCTCTAGTCCATAGTCTTAGAGCCATTGTTATTTCATCTCCCGCAAACATTATTTGTGGATCTGGAGAAACATCTTCAAGTATAGATGGTTCAGAAAAAATAAAATGACCAGTAACTAAAGCATGCTCTTTGTATTTTTCTTCTCTCCATTTAAAATGTTCTGTTGTAAGTTTTGGGTAGCCTTCTTGATTTCCAATAGTTTTATCAATAACCATGGGAGAACATAAAATACTAGAGTCATTGCTATAATAGTTTATTTTACCGCTTGATATTGACCACCAAGGTACATATGTTGAGATTATTGGTTTTTCGTGGTGTTTTTTTATTTCTTCAAAAGCATTAATTACTTTAGTGTCCCAGTTTTTTTCAAAAAGCATGTGTGCATCAAGTTGGAGACAATAATCTTCGTTGTTGTAAAAGGACAAAGAATTAAGTCTTCCAGCACAAAGGCCAAGCATCGCAGGGTAGTCAGTGAAAGCAGATGTAACATTTCTATACTTACTTAAATCAGGTCTAGTTCCATCGTTATAGTGACACCAAATTCCAAAATTAACCCTGCCTGGATGCTCTGCATTTTCTAGACAATTTGATATCATTAATTCAAGGTGTGGTTCATTATAGGCTGCTACAGATATATATATTGTCTTCATGTAAAGATTATACACTAGGTTAAAATATTAGCTTTATTTTAATAAGGGCTAGCACTAGGCATATTTTGACTCAAACAATATCATTATGCTATAATAAAGTTATAGAGAAGATAAGGAATATTATGAGCACTTATGACGAAAACAACAACCACTGGTTTACAAAAGATAGATCAGAAACAGCATCAAATAGAATTCCAGAAATAAAACTTAACAATGGCATAGTGGCTGAAAACCTTGGATTAGGGTTACATGTATATCATAATACATTTTCTTCAGATGATGCAAATAGATATATAAATGTTTTAGAGTCAAACCTTTCTAATGGAACAAAATATAAGTGGTCAGAAGCCCAAGTAACAAATTCTACTACTCCAATAAAAAAAGCAAGAGATTGTGTAGACTTTAGATATAAGCAAGACAACTTAGGTCCAAGAGATGAGCATAATTCTGAGTTGATTGACCTACACCAAGAAATATACGAAAAGTTAAAATATTGTATTGATGACTATGCAAAATACTGGGGAATTAATGTTGTGTACTATGAAGCCTTTAATTTTGTAAAGTATGAAGGATCTGGAACACACTTCAATATTCATGCTGATCATGGACCAGCGTATAACTGTACAGTGTCTGCTGTCATATATATAAATGATGATTATGTTGGCGGGGATTTAAAGTTTCCAAGACTAGACAACCTAGTATATAAGCCAAGAGTAGGAGATATTGCAGTTTTCCCATCAAACTATATTTATGAGCATGCTTCCCTACCAATGGAATCTGGTACAAAGTATTGTGTTGTGATTATGACAGATATTAACGAATTGAGTCATTAATGAATAAGGTTATATTTAAATCGTTTCGTCCCTGGTTAAATAAAGATAGTGTTTCTGTGCCAGGACCTACACAAAAAGTAATACCAGATTGGTATAAAGATGCAGATAGATTTGCAAAAAATCCTTATACAAATGAATATTTTCCAGCAAATCAACAAGTTTGTCCTGTTCCAAAACAAGGCACAATAGATGACTATGGCAAGATTCCTACATGGAAAGCCTGTCCTGCAATGATGGATGGATTTTCAACTGGGTATGTTTTATTAACGCCTTGCGATATTCAATTTTTTAAAGATAGTAATGGAAAAATTGACGTTAAAGTAACTGACGAAAAACATAAAGATTTTTGTTCTAAAAGGCCTCCAATGCCACAATTTGAGCATCCAAAAGGTTTTTATAAAGAACATTTTTCTTGGCAGTCAGAATGGTCACTTGGCTTACCAGAGGGATACAGTTCATTATTTATGACTCCAATGAATAGGTTTGATCTTCCTTTTATAAATACAACTGGAATTGTTGATTCAGATAAAGTTGAACTAATTGGGAGTTTGCCATTTTTTATAGCGGAAGGCTGGGAAGGCACAATACCAGCTGGAACACCTTACGTTCAGGTCTTACCTTTTAAAAGAGAAAACTGGGAAAATGAAGTTAAAATTTTAAATCAAAAAGATATGTATGATAGAATGGTAGACAATGCAGCTTTTTATCGCCAACCAGATGGCGGTATTTATAAAAATAAAATTTGGACAAGACGAGAATACAAATAAGGAGAAATATGAGCACTTGGACTGAAAAGGTTAATCTTGGCAATGGTATCTATTGCTACAAGAATGTAATTAAAAAAGAAATTGATGTTGCCAATAGGCTTGAAACTGTTCTTGGCCCAGTTGGAGATACAACACAGTATAGCTGGCAACCTGCATACGTTGGATATCAACAATTAATGCCAGACTATAGAGACTGTGTTGACTTTAAGTTTAAAAAAGAAAATCTTGTAGGAGATACAAGACCTCAGTCACTTAGTCTTCAATCATTATGGCAAGATGTTTATGATGCTAAGCTTCCAGCTGTAGACGATTATTGCAGAGATCACAATATAGGTGGACAAATGAAATACTGGGAAGCATTTAACTTTATAAAGTATGGTCCAGGACAGCACTTTATGGAACACCATGATCATGGTTTCTCATATAACTGCACGGTGTCTTTAGTTGCATATCCAAATGACGACTATGAAGGTGGAGAGCTATACTTTAGACTGCAAAATTTAAAGATAAAGCCAGATGCTGGAGATCTTTTCATTTTCCCATCAAACTTTATGTATCCCCATCAAGCAATGCCAGTAACTTCGGGAACTAAGTATTCTATTGTTACTATGCTTGACTATAATGCAAAGTATCATACTCCAGAAATGTATGTAGCTGATTAAATGTTAAACATTTCAGTTGAAAAAACAGCTGACTCTGTAATAGATATTGTTCCAATGTCAATAAAAAGAGATTGGATGGATGTTACGTTTGACAAGCATGCATATCATTGTTTCCCAGTAACTCAAGCAAATATGGTTGGCTGGACTCTATCTTCAACAAAAGATATTAAATTTATTTGGAATGGAATTAATGATACAAGTCCTGACAACGTAAAGTTGATAGAGGGAGAAGATTTTTGTTATACTGGAAGAGGCCAATCAACAGTAAGCATAAACACTGGGCTAATATTCAGAACAGACAAAAATATTAGTATGCTTACAATTAATCCATCTAATTATTTTAGTGATGATTTTGAAGCTATGTCTTCTTTGATTAGTACTTCGTTTTATCCTAACCCAATTCCTATTGCAATTAAAGCAAGGGTAGCAAATAAAGAAGTTTGTATAAAAGCTGGGACTCCTCTTGCAACAATTATTCCCATTTCATTAACACAATTAGACAACACATCAATCAATATCATTGACTATGTTGATATCAATAATGAAAGATCTAAGGCAAACATTGCTTATGGTGATGCAGCACAAGTTATTAATCAAGTTGGAGAATGGACAGACTGGTATAGAAATGCTATTAATGAAAAAAATGAGTCTGTTGGAGAACATGAGGTAAAAACATTAAAACTCCTAGTGAAAGACAATAGGAATAAAAATGCAGAGTGAGCTTAAGCAAGAACACTCAGAAATAATTGATCAATATTTGTCAGATGCAAATAATCCAAACAAAAAAATAGATCATTATATTATTTCTGTTTCTAGAGATGGAGAAACACCACCAAGGTCAATAATTTCTTATTCAAGTATTATTGAGGCTGTAGAAGGATACTCTATGTATGCTGATGCTGGATTTGCAAGAGACTATTTAACAGTTTGCCTATACGAACCTTCAGGAAAAATAAACAAAAAAGTTTTAAAAAGAAACCAAGCTGGGGATCCTTCTTTTGTTAGACAAAATTACAGAGACGTTGTTAATGTTTTGTTTAGTCTTAAGGACAAACTAGATAAAAATACTTATGAAGATGCATGTATAAGTATTATGACTTCTTTTGCTAAAGATAATTGGAGATTTAATGCAGAAAGATTTTTGCAGGAGCTAGAAATAGAAAGGAAATTATAGGTCTTTGTGTCCTATGATATAATACTATTATGGATATTTCAAATGCATCAGTCGTAAAAAGAACAGCATCTTTAACACCATCTGGCTATTTCGGGCATGGCAAAGAAATGATTGTAGAGCTAGAAAATTTTATGACAGAAGAAGAAATAGAGTTTTTAGAAAAAGCTGCAAAATCTATAACAATTTGGGATGTAACAGAAACACATCTCAATGAAAATGGAACAGTTGTATATGAGGCAACTTATTGGAAAGATAGGGTTGCAACCAGACCTTCATTAGATAAAAATGATAAAGCAATTGCTCCAATAATTGAAGGACTATTCAATAGGCTAAAGCCAATAGTTGAAGAATTTTATAATGTTGAGGCTATTCCAACAAATACAACAATCGTTAGATGGCTTCCAGGTCAATTGCAAAATCCTCATGCAGACAAAGAACTACATGAAGGCGACGATGCTGGTCTCCCAAATGATTTTCCATATTATGATCTTTCAAGTTTATTTTATTTAAATGATGACTATGAAGGTGGGGAGCTTTATTTTCCACTTCAAGGAGTTCAATTTAAACCCAAGAAGGGAGCTGCTTATTTCTTCCCAGGGGACATGAATTACATTCACGGTGTTACTGAGATTAAGAATGGAATAAGATACACTTGCCCATTTTTTTGGGAAATTTTAAAACATACTGGAGATGTACAGCCAGATCCAAATAAAAAATACTATAGAACACTTTTAGATAGAAACAAGGAAAAATAAAATGAATGACACACTTGTTGCTAATGAAATTTATCCTAAAATTATTGTCTATAGCAACGTCTTTGAGAATGTAGAAAAGATGACTAGAATTGCAAAAGAATGTTTTATTGATTCAGATGAAATTGGATTATTTGGAAAAGCAGAACCGTGGAGTATATTTGGTGAATATGTAAAAAACATAAATTTAGAATTCATCAGAGAGTCTTTAGATTTTAATATTACAAAAGAACCAATCATTAAAAATAAAAAACAAGAAGATCAATTTTATTTCCTAAAAGAGACCATAAAAGGATTTTATTCTGTAAATAAAGATTATCACAATAGGTTTGAGCTTAATTTTAATAATGATGGACTAGAAAAGGTTATATTTCCTGAATTTGGAAATACTCCATTAGCTCCATGGAGAATAGTAGGACCAACATTTTGCAAGTATAATGAAAATGCAGGAAACTCAGATTCAAAAGCAATGAGGTATCACTCTGATTATATTCAAGAACCAGTTCCAACTGCTGGGTTTAAATTTGTTGTAACAACCACATCATATTTTAATGATGATTATCTTGGTGGAGAACTAGATTTTGCTATAGATGGAAAGTTAATAGGATACAAACCAAAAGCAGGAGACATAATTGTTTTCCCTTCAGGTCATCCAGATTACTTAGCAGAAAATGGCAATGTTTTTTTGCACGGAGTTCAAAAATGCTACAAAGGTGAAAAATACTTTAGCCGAATGTATTGGACAAAGTATGAACCTGCAAGCAAACTTTGGAATAATAGGGTCGCTGAATACGGTCTTGAAGAGTGGACAAAGCTACACGAAGAGTTACTTGCAGAATATAGAAAAGATGGACAAAGAGAGTTTATAGAAGGAGCAGTGAGAATAAGATGAATTTAACCAACAAAGTAAGACTAACAAAAGATATAGTTGTTTACGAAAATTTTATTAATGAAGAAACTTGTCAAAAAATGATAGAAGCATTAGATGCTCAGGCAGATAACGGAAAAATCTCTTGGATGCCTATATCATTCTACGAATCATACTCATCTGTTCTTCCGCAGGACAATGATCAAGAAGTACTTGATGCTGGATTATCTTCAACTATCTTTTCAGACATTGAAAAAGCAATGCCAGAAGCAATTGCTTCAGTTCACGACCTTGATCCAAAAATAATTTCTAAGATTGGATACCATACACAAAAGTGGGAACCAGGAGCATATGCAAGAATACACTCAGACAATACAGATGCCGAAGGAAAGTCTGGAGCATTTACAAGAAGTCGTTATGCTGGTTTCCTGTACCTTAACGATAATTTTGAGGGAGGACTTCTTAAGTTCCCAGGACAAGATTTAGAAATTCAGCCAAAGGTTGGAATGCTTGCTGTTTTTGACGGGGGATTCAATAACATGCACGAAGTATCCCTAATAGAAAGTGGAGTAAGATACACAATAGGATCTTTCTGGGATGACAGAGAAGAATCAGATTATCCACAAGAACTTAGAGATGCTTGGGCAGCAGAAATGAAAGAGACTAGAGCAAAACAAGAAATTGAAAGAGCAGAATGGCAAGATCTTATTAAACAAGGGTATAAAATAGATGCTAATGGGAATAAGTACAAGATACAGGATTTGGAAAAATAATGCCTAGTTTTTTAAAACAACAGTTTGATGAAAACAACTTTAAATGCACAGACATTGATGATGAAATCCTTATTGTAGAAGATTTCTTAACAAAGCAAGAACTAGACATTCTTTTAGATATTATTAATATAACTCCAGAAGAAGATTGGTCAATAGAGTATGTCAAAAACTTAAAAAGATTTTGTCTTGAAAAGTTTGGAAGAGATGATGTTGATAATTTAGTAGCAGAGGGCAAGTTTGAAATTACTCAAAACTGGAACGACAAAAACTTACAAATTACTCAGTATGAAATATCAAGAACAATTCATACAAGAATAGATAATCTTGTCAAGAACATAGATTCAAGTTTAGAGCTTGGTGGATTTGGAACTTTGCAAAGAATGCAATCAAAAGTTCAACTAAAATCACATACAGATCAACACACTGATCCTTCAATTCGTTATGCAACCATTCTTTACTTAAATGATGATTATGTAGATGGAGAACTTTTTTTTGAAAATCTTGACATAGAGGTAAAGCCAAAGCCAGGCTCTTTATTAGTTTTTCCAGGAACTGAAAAATATGAACACGGAGTAAGATTTGTTGGTGATGGACCAATAAGATATGTTGTGGTAGGTTTTATCAAAGAAAAAGATCACTACGAAAAGAATAGATACTAAGGAGATAAAATATGGACAGAGAGATACTTGAAGAAAAGGTTTATTATTACACAAATGTAATTAAAGACCCTGCAAAGCTTGTTGAAGCAATTGATAATGACAACAAAGACCCTTGGGGTGAATGGATGGCATGCAGCGGAAAAGCATATGTATATGGAACAGACAAGACAATTTATACTCCAGAAACAAATGATGAAAAAACTAACTATATTTATAACACAATTAGAGAAGCTTTTGATGTTGTGGCAAGAGATTATGCAGCAGCGCAAGAAATAACGGATGAGCCAAAACTATTTCCAATGTATCCAATAAAAAGATATGAGCCTGGAACATTTATGGGAGCTCATTTTGATCAACAAGAAGGAGACGAAAGGCTTAAGGTTTCTTTTGTTATGTACCTAAACGATGATTATGAAGGTGGAGAGATATCCTTTACAATTGCTGATCCAAATGGAGCTTATCAAGGAGAAACACCATATGAAGACTTTGCAGAAGCAGAAAAACATGGTAACTATACATTTGCCGTAAAGCCAAAAGCAGGAAGCATTATTGTGTTTCCTCCTTCACCGCCTTATCATCATACAGCTCATCTAGTTAAAAGCGGTATGAAGTATATGGTTCCAAACCACTGGATCTCATAATATAAGACTGCTTTTGTTTTACAAAAGTACTAACCATAAAGTATAGATTGACACGTTCTTAATGAGCGTGTTTTTCTTTTTAAAATGTGTTATACTTAGGAACTACTTTGGATTTTGCAAAGCACTTAACTATTTTTTATCATGAAAGGTAAATAAATGTCAGAAACCGTATTCTCTTTTCGTCTATCCGATGAATTTGTAAATAAATATAACAATGTTCCAGCACCATTTGGATTTCAAGATGCAGGATCAAACTCTTTAGGAGAGATTACTTTTATTCGTACTTATTCTCGTGTTAAAGAAGACGGAACTAAGGAACGCTGGCATGAAGTTTGTCGTCGTGTAATTGAGGGTATGTATTCAGTTCAGAAAAACCACGCTAAAGATAACCGCCTACCCTGGAATGATAACAAGGCACAGAAGTCTGCACAAGAAGCCTTTCAAAGAATGTTTGAATTAAAGTGGACACCCCCAGGTCGTGGTCTTTGGGCATTTGGTACACCTATGACCATGGAGAAGCGCAACTCAGCATCCCTTCAAAATTGTGCAATGGTTTCTACTCGTGACATTGATCGTAATGATCCTGGTGCATTATTTGCCTGGGTAATGGATGCATTAATGTTGGGTATTGGTGTTGGATTTGATACACTTGGACAAGACAAGCAAATGTCTATTTATGCACCTACAGAGCCTGCATCTCTTTATGAGATCCCAGATACTCGTGAAGGTTGGGTAGAGTCTGTACGCCTTTTAATCAACTCATTTTTACGCCAGAACCAGCCTATTCAGGAGTTCAACTATGACCTCATCCGTCCTTTAGGAGCACCCATTAAGGGCTTTGGCGGGGTAGCTAGCGGTCCAGCACCTTTAATTGACCTGCATACACGCATACGTAATGTAGTTGGCTCTAGAGCAGGAGATGCTCTTGATAGCCGTGCAATTGTTGATATTGTGAACCTTATTGGCACATGTGTTGTTTCTGGCAATGTTCGTCGTTCTGCAACTCTTGCATTAGGTACCGCAGAAGATGATGGTTTTATTAACCTTAAAAACCCAGAAGTATTTCCAGAACGCAACTCATATGACCCAGCAAAACCAGGCTGGGCTTGGATGAGTAATAATTCTATTTCTGCTGAAATTGGAACAAAGTATGAAGAATATGTTGACTTGATCGCAGACAATGGAGAACCAGGTTTTATTTGGCTTGGAGTTGCTCGTGACTATGGTCGTCT